TCCGCACCCTCACATACGCTCCAAATACAGGTATGCCTAACAAAAACCTGGGAGTTGACCACGCATTTGACGCTTTCGGCTACCTATGTCTACAACAATTTAACCTTGCAAAACCAGAGACATTAGGCCAAACTTCGTTTAGAATATATTAAGAGTTACTTTTAATTATGCCTGGACACTACAGTTCAATGAAACCCAAAGGTAAAAAGAAGAAAAAGAAAGGAACTAAGAAGAGGTGTAGTTGTGCGTAAGAAAAAAGGGCTTTATGCAAATATTCACGCAAAAAAGAAGCGTATTAAAGCTGGTAGTGGTGAAAAGATGAGAAAAGTAGGCAGTAAAGGGGCTCCAACCGCTGCTGCTTTCAAGCAAGCTGCTAAAACTGCCAAGAAAAAGAAGAAATAGCTGTAAAAAACCCAGTTTCACGGTAATATAATCATATATATATACTTTTTTCTTTGGATCATGGCATTTTTTAAAGGAGAAGAAGGTTCTGTTTCTTTTAAAAACAGTTCTGGAACTCTTGAGACAGTAGTTTCTACAACAGCTTGGAGCTTTTCTACGACTAGAGATGTACTTGAATGTACTGCTCATGGAGCAACTCAAAGACGCTATGCACCAGGATTAGTTACTGCAACAGGCACTATAGAATTTTTATATTCAGCACAATCAGGAAACGAAACTGCCAATCTATTACAAGAAGTTGTAGCTGGTGACGGTGAAGATGCAGAATTTGAACTATTTTTAAGCACAACAGGTACTAAAAAAATTAGTTTTAATGGAATTATTACTAGTATGGATACTGGTACATCATTAGGAGAGTTAACAAGTGTTAGTTGTGGATTTCAAGCCTCTATGAGCGATCCATCTACTGCTGCTACAGGAATCGTAATCTCTGCATAGTGAGTAAAAAAGATCCTAGACTAAAGAGATTTAATCTTGCAGGTTTTAATAAGCCTAAGAGAACTCCTAATCACTCCACAAAATCTCATGTGGTTTTAGCTAAAGAAGGCGATAAAATAAAGTTAATACGCTACGGACAACAAGGCGTATCTGGTGCGGGGAAAAATCCTCAAACTGAAAAGGATAAAGCAAGACGTAAATCTTTTAAAGCTCGTCATGCTAAAAACATAGCTAAAGGCAAAATGTCCGCAGCTTTTTGGGCTAACAAATCTAAGTGGTAAAAAATGACCTACGCAATCCCAGGCCCAATACGAACATCAATTACTTCTTCTAGTTATATAGGAGGAACTAATAGTCCTTTTACTCGTACAAGAGGAGTATTGGATATGATGCAGGGTTGGGAAATAATGAAAGCTGTTAGTGAGGGCACAAAATATTTGCGTGATAATTCTGAAATATTTTTACCATTAGAGCCTAGAGAAGATGCTCAAGCATACCAATCTCGTGTAGATAGAGCAGTATTTAGTCCATTTACCCAAAGATTAATAAGAGCAGCAGCAGGTTTAGTTCTTCGTAAACCAATAACTTTAATAGGTGATCCGTATTGGACAGAAATGTTTAAAATGGATGTTGATGGTTGTAAATCAGATTTAGATGAATATGCACGAAGATTATTAATGTGTTCTCTTACTTACGGTCAGAGTCATATACTTGTAGATTATCCTGCACTTTCTGGTGCTATTAGTTTGGCAGAAGAAAGACAACAAAATCGTAGACCATATTGGATTGAAGTAGATCCTAATAATATTTATGGTTGGAGACTAGATCGAGAATCTAATTATGGAAAATTAATGCAGGTAAGAATTGCAGAAAAAGCTGTATTACCTGAAGGTGATTTTGGTGAAAAAATTTATGACCAAATAAGAGTTATAGAACCTGGAAGATATCGTGTTTTTCGTAAAAAAGAAACTGTTGATGAATTATATGCAGAGGATAATGGAATATACCCAACAGATATGTCATCTCCAGCCGTAGAAAAAGATTTTAAGCAAGTAGAATCGGGTAATTTTTCTCTAGGTGAAATACCTTTAGTCACTATATATTCTGGAAAAGTGGACAATATGACAAGCAAACCACCTTTATTGGATATTGCGTACTTAAATCTTGCACATTTTCAAAGACAAGCTGATTTAATACATAGTTTACACGTTGCATCTCAACCAATGCTGGTAATGGAAGGATATGATGATCAGACCAAAGATTTAGCTATATCTGTTAATTATGCAATGGCAACTCAGCCTGGTAACAAAGTTTACTATGTAGAACCAGCTTCCAGTGCATTTGAAGCACAATCAGCAGAAATAAAGGAATTACAAATGCAAATGGCTACTCTTGGTATTAGTACGTTAAGTCAACAAAAGTTTGTAGCTGAAAGTGCTGACGCTCGAAGGTTAGATCGAGTTGATACAAATTCTATGCTTGCTATGGTGTCAATGGAGTTGGAGCAAAAACTACAAAAAGCATTTAACTTATCTGCTCAATATGTAGGAATCGAACCACCTGAAGTCAAAATTAGCAGAGATTTTGATATCGAAAGATTGATTGGGCAGGATATTACAGCTTTAACATCATTATTTGATCAACAAGTAATAGATAGAGAAGAATTTAGAGATATTTTAGTTCAAGGAGAGGTTTTACCTAACTCTAACGAAGACAAATCCAAATAATCTGCTATAATATTATACAAGTACATTTATTGTAAAAATGGCAACTCCTCAAATGCGTTACGAAGACATTAATCCTCCAGAAAAAAAAGTAAAGCCAAAAAAAGTAGCAAAAAAGGCAATAACAAAAACTACTAAAAAAACTGAAAAATAAATGGCAGAAGAAATAGTAAACACTTCACAGGAAGTAACTACTCCTCCTGTAAATGAGTCTAATTCTACAAATGATGTATCACTTCAGCTAAAAGAAGCTAATGAACGGGCAGCTAAAGCTGAATTAATAGCAGAACAAGAATCAAAACGTGCTAAGGAATTAGAAAAACAATTTAAAAATGCCAAGTCTAAAATTGGTCAATATTATGATGATAGAAACCAAGCCTTAGAGGATCAGGGAGCTTTTAAACCTTTATGGGAAGAAGCTAATAAAACTAACCAAGAAATGCAAAAGGAAAATGCTTCTTTAAAGCAACAACTGGATGACTTAAAAAATTCTTACGAAATTTCTACTACCAAACAGTCAGCTTTAGCTGAAATCAGTAAACAGGGAGCTATAGATTCACAGCAAGTACTGACTTTAATAGAAAGTAAAATACAGAGAAATGCTAAAGGTGACGTAGTAGTACTTGATGGAGGTGTAGAACAGGATTTAAGTAGATATATTACAAGTCTAAAAAGTCCAGGCAGTAATTTTGACCATCATTTTAGAGCAAATAATACAGCTGGAATGGGAGCCAAGCCTAGTCCTGTTGCAAATACAGGTGGAAATGTAAATAATCCTTATAAAACTAAAAATATCACAGAACAGCTTATAATGGAGAAAGAAGATCCTAACCTTGCAGCCGTGCTGAAAGCGGAAGCTTCGTAACATCAAGAACCACGATAGTTTCAAATTAAGTCCGTGACTTAATGAAATTGTTATCAAGTCCGTGACTTGAAGTATGTTACCCAAGTCCGTGGCTTGGAAATTAAGTCATATTTTATTTTTTACAAATGGCAGCACCGTTTAAGAACTATTCGGGTGGTGTTCTCTTAGCGGACATCATCAAAACGAATAATTTTTCTCAATATGTCTCACAGGCAATTAAAGAGCAAAGTAAATTCCTATCTAGTGGAGTTGTAGTAAGGAACTCATTACTAGATTCCACTTCTGGTGGTACTCGTATTCAAGTACCTCAATTCAATCCTATTGCACCAACTGAAGAAATTTTAGATGGTACGGCTACATGGGGTACATCTGGAGCAGGTTACTTAACACCACAAAAAATTTCAACAGGCACACAGGTTGCAACCATCACACATAGAGGTTTCTCTTATGCAGTTGATGATTTAGCAGTATTAGCTGCTGGTGACGATCCAATGACTCACATTAGGAATCAACTCGCTACAGCTATCAACAAATTAACTAACGCTAAGTTGTTTTCACAGCTTGCAGGTTTATTTGGTACAGCTTTATCTGCAAACGCACTTGATGTAGCTTTAGGAGCAGCAGGTCCAAACGCAGCAGAAGCTAATTTTTTAACAGCTTCTACTATTGCTAAAGCAAGAAACCTTTTGGGAACAAGAGGTGAAGAGCTTAATGTCCTTGTTGTACATCCATCTGTTTATTACTACTTACTACAAGTAGGTATGCTTACATTCTCAACATCTGCTTTATCAACTGGTGGTGCAGTAACTTGGGGTGGTGGTGGAGTTGGTGTAACTGACAGCACTGTTGGAAGTTTTGCTGGCTGTACAGTCGTAGTTGACGAAGCTGTAAACACAGTAGCTCCAGGTACATCAGGTCATCAAACTGAGTTCTTCTGTTATTTAACATCTCAAGGAGCAATCCAAGAGGGTATTCAGAAAGATCAGTTAATTGAAGCTGAAAGAAACATTCTTTCCAAGCAAACTGTTATGTCACTTGATTATCACAACACATATCATGTTATGGGAACTAAGTGGAATGACGCTGCTGATAACCCAAGCAACACACTTTTAGCAACAGCTAACAAGTGGGCAGCTACATATGATGTTGACCTAATTCCTTTAGTTCAAATCACTGTAAACTCTCCTATGAATACAACAAACATTTCATAGTTGATATTTCAACTTATTAATATTATTATTAAGTTGCAAAGCAGTAAAAAGCCTCATCAATTATTGGTGGGGTTTTTTCTTTACGCTACAATAAAACTAAATTACCTTTTGGATCGTGGCAGCTACTATAACAGCAACATTATCAAGTGCTACTGCAAATAGCTATGTCACATTGGCAGAAGCTAATACTTATTTTGAAACAGTACCAGACTCAAGCACTTGGACTAATAAAACTGATGATCAAAAGAATAGAGCATTGATTGCAGCTACAAGATGGATTGACAGTTTAGTTTTTTATGGAGACAGATGTGATAATGGTCAGGCACTAAAATTTCCAAGAAATAACTATGAAGTAGATGATGTTGAATTAAATTGTAGTCTTATTCCAAATAATATTAAGTATGCACAGTATGAATTAGCAAGAGCTTTGGCAAATGATACAGAGGCCATGACGGGAAATACAGGAACAGCAGGAAATTTTGAAGAAGTTAAATTAGGAGATATACAGGTTAAATACAATACTGATAGTCAAGGTACTGGTTCTGTAAATAATATTATGGATGTTTACCCGTGGTTACAAAGTTATCTCGGAGCATATATGCTAGGTGGAGCTGGTAGTTTTCAGATGAGGGTAGTTAGAGGATAATGGCAGGGCAATTAGACTCATTATTAAAAAGCGTAGCTAAGCAGGTAGTAGCCGATTTAGGTAGTTCTTTAGATGCAACGATTAACTATGTAAAAAAAGGTAGATCAAGTTATAACATTGATACCTCTGAGCAAATTACTATTGATACTACTTATTTAAATTTAAAAGTACCTATTGAGTTTATTAAATCTGAAGATGACGAAGGGAAAGAGATTAGACAGGCAAAGCTATATATCACTCCCGATTTAATTGGTAATAATCAAGTTGATTTTGATGATGAGATACAACTTACATATGGGGGAGAAACAAGAACAGCACAAATTTATGATATAGATACGAGAAGAGGTGGACAGGTTTATTTGTTTACAGTATTGGTGCGATTCTGATGGCTAAAGATTTTTTAAAAAGTGATCCGATGAAAGATTTAGAGAGTCAATTAAATGCTGATTTTAATAAACTTGTACGAAAAGTACATCGAAGTTTATCTACAAAGAAGAGAAGTCCTGTTTATACTGGATTTTTTGCATCTAGTTGGAAAGCACAAACTATGGGCGTAAAAGCGAAGGATGATGTATATAAATTTCAACCCTGGGCTAATTTAGCAAGAGAAGGTAAAAAGAAAAAACCTAAACCTAAAATTCAACCAAGATTTAAAGTTGATAAGACATTTAATTACT